CGTCCAGAGAACGCAAGGAAACCTTTGAACATTCCGATACACGAAGAAAAAGTTCGTCCTGTGTTTCTGAAAAAAACAGAGAAGACAGATTCCATGTTGTTTGTGTTTATTGCGTTGTTACCTTTTACTACTATTATACTATGGACACTTTATGAAATCTTTTTTAACTAAACTACTTTGGTTTTGCAATGATATCATATTTTTTATAACAGGGTTCATTGCTGGTGGTGTAATTTGTATGCACTACACATATCTCTACTAAATATTCTCTAAGGAGAATATATGTCAGAAAACTATTTCATGGGACTAGACGGATTTGTCTGGTTCACAGGTGTTGTTGAAAATAGAATTGACCCAGCAAAACTTGGTCGAGTGCAAGTTCGTTGTCTAGGGTTTCACACCGAAGATAAAACTAAATTACCCACAGAGGACTTACCTTGGGCTCATGTCATGCATCCTGTTACTGATCCATCCATGCAAGGTATGGGAAAAACTCCATCCTTTTTAGTAGAGGGAACTTGGGTGGTTGGTTTCTGGAGAGATGCAGTTGACAAACAACAACCTATCATCATGGGTTCGATTCCTGGCTATCCACAATCAACCGCAGATTCAACTAAGGGATTTAGTGATCCTCTTGGAGTTTATCCTCGAACTACTAATCCACTCTCGAATCATGCACTGGATGAGAGTGATGTCAATCGACTTGCAAAGAATGATGTTGGTAAGCAACACAAAATAGTTGGTGATAAAGAACTTCCTTTTGACGCAGAAAATTTTCCTAAAGGTAGAACCACTGATGTTCTTTCTCCGACTATTAAATGGAGTGAACTATCTGCTGGTGCGTTAACGGATGCCGCAGTTAATGCTGGACAGACAAGGTATGGTGCAATCTATCCTTTTAATCATGTATACGAATCAGAGAGTGGACACGTTAAAGAGTTTGACGACACTACCAATAGTGAAAGAATCCATGAGTATCATCGAACAGGAACATTCTATGAGATTGATGCAGACGGAAATAAGTCTACTCGAATCGTGGGTAATAATTACGAGGTGGTTGTTGGGGATGAGTATGTGAATATAAAAGGTAACGTCAATCTAACTATTGATGGTGATTTAAACACTCGCATTAAAGGTAACGTCAGCACCATCATAGAGGGTAGTGAGACTAAAGTTATTCGTGGAGAGTCTTTTACTCAAGTTGAAAAGGATGTCAAAGAGGTTTACGGATCAACACAAAGAACGGACGTTACAGGTAAAGTCACACAAGTATACGGGAAAAGTATATCAACAGAGGTCACAGGAAGATACGACATAGACATTACACCTCATGATGATGATAAAGATGAAGATGGTAATTTTGATCCTGATAAATCTCTCACTGGTGAGTATGATTTGGAAGCCACATTAGTTAACTTCAATAAAACTGGAAGTTCAAGTGTGAGTGAACCCACATCTACAATTAACGATCCACAAAAGGAACTAGAGATTTTTAGACCATACATTCCAGATGTTGGGGATACTGAATCTGGAGGAGAAGCAACAGCAAGTGATTCATTTACAAAAAACTTTAAAGGTGCTAAAACAGAAAGAAATCAATCAACTGAGGGAGTAGAGAAAACAGAAAGTGGGCCTTCAGTCGCACCAACACCAATCGCAAACGAAAGATACATTGGTGCATGGAATAACTATGACAGTGACCCTGACACACAAGGTCAAGACACTTATATTCAAAAAAATAACACTGATATATTTGCATTAAAAGAACAAATTGAAAAGAAAGAATTAACTTGGAACAATGACTATTGGGGATTGAGAGCTGAAACAACAAATGGTTCGTTTAAAAGAAGATTATATTTTACTGAAGAAACTGCGAGAACACTTGGAACGGATTTGATAAGTTTCCCCAACTTTAATACAAGAGATGTTCTTGATGGTGCGGTGGTAGAACCTGATTATGTTCCAACACACTTTATATGGAAAGAGGGTGCAGACAGAAGAATACGAGGTGAACTCGGAAAGATAGTGGATGAGATTGCAGAGGAATGGAAATTAAGATACCCTGTGTTGGGTGACTTTGCTTTTACTGCAACGAGTGGGTATAGAACAATTTCTGACAATGCATCTGTGCAAGGTGAGTTAAGACATCGCACAGGATTTGCAATCGACATTCGTTTTGGAAGAGGTGGTGGTACGGTTGAGGGAACAACTAATAAAGGATATGCCGATGTGCAAAAATCAGAGTTTGTTCAATTAGCAATTGATAAAGGCATACTTGGTATAGGTGCATATTTTCCTAACAGTGATGGTGCAGAGTTCTTTCACTTAGATTTAATTTCTAAAGTACAATGGGGTGGTAGTGGAGGACGAGAGTCTCAATATTCATACCTCAGAGATACCTTTCAAACTAATGGATACCTTGTATAAATAATATAACAATTATAACAAGTAGGAGTCAAATAAATGGCTGTATCTGCATACACTGATGCACAATTAAATAATAATATCAGTAGAAATGTCAAACAATATTCTGACTTAGATTTATTCTTTTCAAAAAAAATTGTTGATAAGGATGTTAACAAAGTTACAGATATTCAGGCAGTCAAACGATCTATTAGAAATCTTGTATTACTTAACACCTATGAAAAACCATTTCATCCAGAAATTTCAAGTGGTGTTAGAAATATTTTGTTTGAGACTATTTCACCACTCGTAGCAAATCTTCTCACAAAAAGAATTGAGGATGTAATTGAAAATTTTGAACCTAGAGCAAAACTTATAAGTGTTTTATCAATACCAGATTTAGATCGTAATTCATATGAGGTTGCAATAAGTTTTTATGTTGTTAATGCTCCAACGGAACTTGTTAACTTATCACTCATGTTGGAAAGACTAAGATAAATGGCCACTAATGAAAAAAGATTAAAAGTAACAGAACTTGATTTTGATGCAATTAAATCAAACTTAAAAACATTTTTAAGAAGTCAATCAGAATTTAAAGACTATGATTTTGAGGGGTCAGGTATGAACATACTCCTTGACACTCTTGCATACAATACACACTATCTTGCGTTCAATGGGAATATGCTTGCAAACGAAATGTTTCTTGATAGTTCATCACTACGATCTAGTGTGGTCTCTCACGCAAAGACATTAGGTTATGATGTGTCATCTCCAAGAGCTCCATTTGCAATACTCACTGTAAACTTAACAACGACAGATGCATCAAAGACTATCTCTGCTGGAACTGCGTTTACTACAGAAATTAATAATCAAACTTATAAGTTTGTCACCATAAATGATGTTAGTAGAACAAATATAGGAAACGCAGTAATTTTTAATGACTTATATGTTTATGAGGGAACTTTCGTTACATCAAACTTCACGGTTGATAGTGATAATGTAGATCAAAAATTTTTACTTGCAGATGCTCGTGCAGACACAACAACTTTAACTGTTAAAATACAAAATTCTGCGACAGACACAACGACAACAACTTACACAAGAGCAACGGACATTACAACATTAGTGTCCACCAGTGAGGTTTATTACCTACAAGAAACTGATGCGGGCAAATTTCAAGTTTACTTTGGTGATGGTGTAGTCAGTAAAGGACTCTCTGACGGAAACATAGTTATATTAGAGTATGTCGTGACCAATAAAGGTGAAGCAAACGGTGCGTTTTCATTTAGTTCACCATCATCTATTGATGGTGTGACTAATATTTCAATAACCACGATTGCTGGTGCAGTGGGTGGAAGTGAGGGAGAGTCTATTTCTTCAATTAAGTTAAACGCACCACTTAACTATGCATCACAAGGTCGTGTAGTTACTCCAGATGACTACAAAGTTTATGTAAGAAAACTTTTTGCAAATACTCAAGCTGTTTCGGTATGGGGTGGAGAAGATGGAAGTTATGATACCAGCACTGGTGTAAGTAGCACACCAGAGTATGGTAAAGTTTTCATATCAGTTAAAAGTACAACTGGACAAAATTTAACAACAAGTCAAAAAAATACATTGATAAAAAATTTATCACCCTACAAGGTTGCATCTGTTACTCCAGTCATAGTTGACCCAGAGGTAACTTACCTTATCTTAACAACTAATTTTCAATATGATTCAAGTAAAACAACACTTAATAAATCAGATTTGGAATCTTCAGTAAGGACTGTTGTTTCAAACTACAATGATAGTTTAAATGACTTTGATAAAGTTTTTAGATATTCACAATTAACAGGTAATATAGATGATGCAGATATCTCTATATTAAGTAATATAACTACAGTTATTATTGGACAACTTTTTACTCCCATAATAGGTACGAGTTCATCTTACACTATTAACTTTAGTAATCCTTTATACAATCCACACTCAGGACACAATGCATCTGATGGTGGTATTATCGCATCTACAGGATTTTATCTTGGTGGAACGACAGAGTATTTCTTTGATGATGATGGTGTTGGTAATTTAAGAATATACTCTTTAGTTGATGCCGCAAGAGTTTATTTTGACTCTGAAGCAGGGACAGTAGATTACTCTGATGGCACTGTAAAAATAAATCCACTTAGTATTACAAATATGTCAAATGTTGATGGTTTAGTTCTTGGTAAGATTCGTGTAACTGCAATTCCTAACTCGAATGATATCATACCTGTTCGTAATCAGTTATTGGAAATAGATTTAACAAATACAACTGTAGTGGGTTCAGTTGATGCAACCGCAACAACTGGAAAGGGTTACACTGTAACAACTACTGGAACGACAACAACGACAACGGTGTCAACACCATCGTCAACTCCAACATCATCAGGTTACTAACATGGCACATTTGTTTTTAGTAAGAGATGGAATGGAGTATCTAAAGTTTACAAAGTATGAAGACATACCAGAGTCTTTTGATAACGTCATTCGGTTTGAGCCAGAAATACCACCAGAACCACATACTGAAGAACAACATGAAGAAATACAAAAGTGGCCTGGTAGATTAAAAGAGTTAATGAA